GCTTCATTAGCTAATTTCTCACCGGTTTTTCCAAATATCGCAGTCATGTTTGCACCCACTGCTTGCATGGCCGCGCTGGCTTTGTCGCCACCCTTGCCCAGAGCCGCTAAGAAACTGTTAACTGTGGGATCATTGACTAACTTAATGGCAGCTTCTGCCATTTCCTGAATAGTCTTACCTGTTCTGTTTGCCAGATTGTCAAACTCATCGCCCAGGACTTTAGATGTCCTGATAACCGCATCCTGTGCTTGTTTGCCTTTTAAGCCCTGTTGTACAGATGCTTTTAATTGTTGCGCTGTAAACTCTGCAAGTTGTTCGTTGCTCATACCCAAGTTACCCACACTGGCTGTAGCACCACGTACACTGTTAATTAATGTACCAAAATTACGTGCGCCCTGTGTTGCACCATCGCCCAGCATGGTAAACGTACCGCCTGTGGCTGCCAGTGCTTTATTAAAATCGCCCAGTGTTAGGCCAGCTGATTTGGCAGTTACCGCAAAATCTAATACTCCGCCACTGATACCACGTTGTAGTGCAGGACGTAAGTCATCTGCATAATTTACAAAGCCAGCTACCAATCCACCCATGCCCGCAGCCAGCTTGGCCATAGGAGTATCCAGTGCTCGTATGGCACTGAACATGTGACCCTTGAACAATGAGGTGACTGTACTGGCTTTTTGCAATGATGACTCAAATGAGTCCATGCCGTCATTGACGTCGTCTAAATTCTTATTATATTGTTTGTATTGCTTGTTACCCTTTTCTAGAAGCTCAATGCGTTCTTTTTCATCGGGTGTATTTTTGCCATCGCGTTTGGCCATGGTGGCTGTCAGCTTGATCAAACGTTCCATTTGATTCTGCGTGGCAAGACCATCCAAACTAAATTTGAATGCCGAACCGTCTGGGTAAACGCCGTTGATAGTAGTAGAGTCAGCCATTAAATACGTACATAAATAAGAATATAATATTCATATCAATATTTAGTTGGAGAAAACTATGGAAAATCAGCATCTATCAAATCCTTTGAAGGCTTTCTTTAGGAAGCCAGGTATATACATCAAACTACCCAGTCAGGGCAAATTCTATGACACTAAACCCAGTGACTTAAATGACATGGGTGAAATACCTGTTTATCCTTTAACTGCCAAGGATGAACTGTTGCTAAAAAATGCAGATAGCTTGCTAAACGGCAACGCATTAACACAGCTAATCAGTAGTTGTGCACCTACTATCACAGATCCTGTTAATATGCCCAGCATAGACTTGGATGCTATATTAGTTGCTATCAAACGCTGTACTTACGGAGATAAACTGGATGTGACCACACAGTGTGACTGCGAAGAAAAGGCTGTCAATGAAGTATCCGTTGACTTGAATCATTTAATTGGCAGTATCACAGTACTCGAAGACAATCCTCCAATTGAACACGAATCTGGTATCAAAATTTTTACTAAACCAATTACGGTCAAACATTTGTTAAGTCTGAACTGGGTACAGTATGAACAGATACGTGGCTTACAACTTGCTGAACAACAAAACTTACCTGAAAAGGAAAAAGTAGCGTTGTTGACTAAAAGCTATGAAACACTGACTAATGAAAGCATCAACGTTGTATCATCTAGTATTGACACAGTATTACTACCAGATGGATCTGTAGTGTCTGACAGAAAGATGATTGAAGAATGGGTACGTGATCTCAGCAAGCCTGAATATACAAAACTAGAAAATGCTATTATGAACACTAACAAAGTGGGCGTTAGCAAAGAGTTTAGTGTACAGTGTCAGAAATGCAGTAAAGTATATACATCAACACTTGATTTGAATCCTACAACTTTTTTCGCATGAGGCTTTTGGCTCTTAAGTCAGGGCCTGAAATTATGAAGTTGTTAACAGGTCTTGAAAAAGAGACAAAAGCCATAATCGAAGACATAGCAACACTAGCAATATACTCAGGACAGAGCTATGATCAGTTATGGCAGTTAAGTCATGACGAACGTACAATATTCGTGAAGATACTTAAAGATAAGATAAGTTTAGATCGTGGTGTCAAGCCCAAAGATACATTAACACAGGGTCAGTTTTAAGTTGTTCAAGAACAACTAGAATTATGTTTTACACGCTTACGCTAATAAAACTTAATTCTTTTAATTCTATCTTAACTGTTTTACAAAGAATAGTTTAAAGGGAGATATATGTCAAGGTTTTGCAATCGTACTTTGCCCTGTTAAGGGCAAAAGTGAAATAATGAAACAGAACATGTCTGAGGCCCATTATCGTAATCTATCGCTACAACTATTGCTAGCAAGGGCGGTTACGCTGTACCCTTTTATGTAGTCCTATATAACGCAGAATATCCTAGCTGATAGATGAACTTGGGATATTCTTGTAGGATGCAATGACTCAGCAGTGCCTACTCTTTTTGTCTATACATACACTTGCCAGCGTCTTTCAAGACTAACGCTTCGTCCCAACGTCATTGGGGTAGTGGCAATCATGTCTCTGCTACTGCACAGAATTTCCTACCGTCACACATCAGAACGGATTCGGGCACCTATTTGACTTACCGGTGCTAGCTTTATCAGTAGTTTAAAATTATTGGGCTGTTGCCGATTTAAAATTTGTTTAGTATGTGGGAGCCGTGTACGCGAACGCTGATCTGACCATTGTAATAGTCTGTTGTTTCCAAGACTTTACGGTCAAATTGTTCTTTCGCTTCTAAGTATGATGTTTGTGCCTTACTATTGCAGTAATGTAGTATTTCACGGGTAAATTTGTCTGAGCCTAGATTTTCGACGTCTTTTTTAAGTTCGTCATTGGAGCCATAATATGTTTGCCAGTCGCTGTCGATTTTAGATTTAATTTTTTTACGTTTTTTGGTGCCGTTTTTTTGTTTGACAACTTTATAGGTTGTTTTGGAGAACTTAGCAAGTTTTTTACCAACGTACTTACGACCCGAAACTGTATTGGTGATGAGATAAACAAAACCTATACAGTCATCGGGTAAGGTATCAATTACTTGTCCTTCAAACAACCATGTCATTAGCGTGATTACTTAGCTGATAATGCCGCTTTTTGCTCTGTAATCTCTTTGCGACGCAATTTAATGCCTTTGCTCATTTCTTGCAATGCTTTACGTGCACGACCTGCCGCTGCCTTAACACCCTTGTCAGAAAACTTGGCATTTTCTGCAATGTATGCTTCGTATTGTGCAACGATATATTCGTGTGGGTTTGTGATTTCTGTTGGTTCTGTCATTTTGTTTTCCTTATGCTTCTACCATTTCGACGTCGGTATTAAACGTTGTGAATCCGTTTTCCTTGACTACTTGTAGTATGTTATTTACACGCCCCACCAGTTCATCACGGTGGCTAATCAAGAAAATATTCTTCTTTTGTTCTCTGGCCATTTTCTTAAGTATGCCCAGAGCATTGTCAACACCATTGGCATCCATGCCACTGTCAATCATCTCATCAATGAATAACAGGTTTAATGGCTTGTTTAGACTTTCATAAACATCACGGAAAGCCCAGCTTAATCCTAGGATCAATCTGTTACGTTCTCCGCGACTTAGATTATCAAAGTCAAACTCTTGTCCAAGTTGAGTAATATCAACTTCTAGATCGCTACGGAATTTAACTTCATGTGGCAGTGCCAGCTTTTCTAAATAATGAGCAAGCCTATGATTTAAATAAGTTAAATTCTGTTCAATAATTCGTTTTCTTACAAAGCTATCTTTGGCTGTTAGTAATTTAAGCAAGAAGTCTTGATGCTCGTTTAATTTTACCAGCGCATTGATACTTTCAAAATTAATTTCTTCCAGCGCAGTTTCGCGCAAGTGGTCTATTTGTTCTACATAGGGATCTAATTCTAGCGCTCTACGTTCAAACTGATCTTGCATAGTTTCCAGTGTGCTTTTATGATTGACAGCATCATCAATATTATTGTAGCGTACTGTTGGTGCTGTACCTAGTTTACCCAGATCTTTAATCAGCGTTTCTACTTGTTTGATATCCGCTTGTTCTCGTTCAAGTTCACTGGCTAATAATGCAATAGCATCATTGATTTCTCTGATCATGTCTGCTTGTTGATGATCATGTACATCTTGACCACAGGTATGACATTTATGATCCAGTGCTTTACCCTGTGCACCAGCGAGATCTGTTAGCTGTTGAGTTATACGTTTAATAGAACTTTGATGACCTGCAAGATCTTTGTTATGTTGTTTTAATTCTTTTTCATTGGACTTCCACACAGACAATGATTTATGATTGGCTAGCTCTTGCTCGATGTCTATGTTTAGTAGTTCATTTATACTGGCCGCAAGTTTTTCGAGATCTTCTTTTTGCTTGGCCTGCCAAAGACGACTACGACGTTCCAGGTCGTCAATAGAGTTTTTAATTTTAGTGTTTGCATCAGTTACTGCCTTGATTCTATATTCTTCTTCTTTGATACTGTCTTTAGTATTTTTAATTAGATCTTTGAGTAGCGTTGCTTTTTCACTGAGCTGTGTAATGCCCAGTAATTGTTCAATGATGTTCCTCTGATCATTGGTTTTTAGACTTAGGAAAGGCTCTGTATAAGTGTTCAGCGCCATGATATGCTTAAACATATCGTGACCCATGCCTATCACTCGTTCAATTTCAGCCTGTGTTTCTTTGTTCTCGCCCTGTTGTTCTTCTGTGCTAGAACTATCACGGCTCATATCATCAACAATAAAACGTAATGTATTTGGTTTACGCCCACGTTCTATTTTATAATTATGTCCGTTAGATTCGAACTCAACAGTAACCATCATGCCTTTGTTGTTGGTTTTGTTGATTAGGTTATCTTTTTTAATATTAGTTAGTGCGTTGCCATAAAGTGCATAACTAAGTGCGTTAACAATGGTAGTCTTGCCTGTGCCGTTACGACTACCATCGCCGCCTAGGTCCATGTTATTACC